TTCTTGCGCTCAAGATCCTGCATCTCAACGGACTGATGGACGTTTTGAAGCATCTTGTGCATCATTTCCATCTCTTGCGCCATTGCCTGCATCTGCTGTTCAGCAGCCTGAAGCGCCGGGGATTTGTCGTCCGTCTCCAAAAGCTTGGGATCAATGGTCTTGGCAAACCGCGCAGACATTTCTTGCGCGCCAGGCCAATCCATATTTTTGATGAACAGATCGCCCGCAACGGCCCAAAGAGTCGGGTTGGCCTGAAGAAGTTGCGACATGGAGTCAAGAGCCTCCTGACGCTTGGTCATGTAGCTTGGCCCGGTCGTAACGCACACATCGTACCTGCCAACGCCGGGGTTGTAGATCTTCTCAATCACAATGCTGGGGTTTTCAGGGCTGACAATCTTCTTGACCGGCTCTTGCTGCATGGGGTCAATCTTAGCCATGCTCGTTTCGCCGTCCATACCAATTATACGGGCGATGCGCTGCGTGTCGTAGATCTTGGGGATCATGTCTACAATCTGGCGGGTCGTGTAGCGGATGGCGCGGGCTAGGTTGTCAACGTAGTGATATGTGCCCGTATCGCCTTGTTTTTCGCGAGCCAAAATAGCCCGGCCTGACCGTTCGTTGCTGGTCGCGCCAAGGCTACTGTCGTACTGACCAGTGGTCGATTTAATGTCGTCAGACGCCCCTGCTTTGGCCTGTATGAGCCCAACTTGCGCCATAGGCGGGGGAGACCGCTGCGGAAGCGGCAATACCGCTCCTTGGCCGTCCGTAACGTCAGGATTGACCTCCGGATAAGGCCAGTTGTTGACGTTTGCGGTCTTCCATTGTTGCTCATAACCTTCAAACTGGCCTCCGTAACCGATAAACGGTGCTTTAGGAGCCAACGCTAGCATTTCGGTCTCGGCAGACACCCAATAATTGTACATCCGCTGGGCGTCTTTGGCGTTTCGCACTAATCCAGACACGAAAAGCCGTCCATCAACCTCAAATTCGTTGCCAACAACGCGGATGACGGGAATCCACTGGCCCGCCCAGTCGTTTTCCTCCAGCATCTCGTAGCCGTTGGTCTTGCACCACTTGACGCGCTTGCGGTCTACCTGGCGGCTCTTGAGAGGAGTCAACCCAGACGCCTTGAACATGGCGTCTTCGCGGCTACCCTCGAAGGCGGTGCGGTTGTCAGGGTACAGATTGAGCTTGGCGGGCTCATATTCAATGTAAAAGTACTCCGCAATACGGACTACGTCTTCGTTCAGCCAGTTGGACAGATTTTCGTCGCCAACGCCTTGCTGCTGAATAGACGAAATGGGCATGGCGTCTGGAAAAAGCCTAGCGTATTCAGATTTTGTGAGATCTTCGGTGATAAAGCACCATTTGGCGTCAGATCCGCATGGATCTTGAATGGTGGGGTCCATGTAGACACTAAAAGAGTTGCGAATGCGCCCGATGCGGATGTCTTGATCGAATGTATCATCGCTGCAATATTCCGTGAGCAGTCGGATGTAGCCCTCGCCATACGTTACTTGATTTTCGCAAGCAGTATCGTAAGCCACGTCTGCATCCGAGATATACTCAATATGGCGAACGATACCATCATAGATTTCAGCAACTTCCACGTCTGCCTTGTCGTCAGCAGGAATGACCTTACCGCTTGGTCGATTCTGTCTTTGATCATTCGTCACCTGTCTGACGTGCTGGGGCAACTTGTTGATGGTCAAGCAAGGCCGGGCGTTGATCGTTTGCCCTTGCACAGAGCCACGGGTAGCCAGCACGTCCGCAGGCCACTGCCACTGATTGTCGGGCGATCCGGCAAAGAAACGCAGGTCGTCCAATTCATCTTCGCGGCTTTCGGAATACGCGGCGATAGCCATTGTCAGACGACTACGCATTGTGTCCATGACGGTAGCGGGGTCTTTTTTACGAGACCCGCCACCGCTTGACACGCGGCCCGCCGCAGCTACCCCTGAATAATCCATGTCACTTACCTTTTGACGGCTTTGCAGCAGCTCGCTTGACTGAATAAGCAATGGCAACCGCCTGCTTGGGCGGTTTGCCAGCCTTTACTTCAGCCGCAACGTTAGCCTTGAACGCCTTAGGCGTAGTAGATTTCTTGAGCGGCATGTTACGACTGACCGTGAATGATGGCAAAGTTAAGGATGACCGTTTCAGACAGCGCCCCGCCGGTCAAATTACGCAACGTAACCACCGCAGATCCAGCGGTCATGCTGGACACATAAGTGGTGTACGCCGCTGCGGTAGCCCCGCCGCTGACGTTCAAAATAATTACGTCGTTGGCGCTGATGAGGCTGTTGGTCAACGTAAACGACACCGCCGTGTTGGCCGCCAACTCCGCGCCATTCATGGTGATGCGGCCAGCCGACTTGTTGAGCGTCACACCCGTAGATTTGCTGGTAAGCTGCGTAACCGTACCCTGCGCGGCAGTCGAATAGCCAAGCTGCTCGCTGGCAAAGCAAGTGGTAAATTCGGGGTCAGCATAGGCGATGCCGGTAGACTGCGTATTGGGCATGATTACGATCCCATCCAAGAGTTGGTGACGTTAGACGATGAGCTGTAGGCGTAGCGGGGTTTTTCAACGTAGGTGCGGGATGCTACGGGGTATGCGAACGTCACCGCCAGCGCGTCTGCTGCGTCAGGTGAGGCTAATCCGCGTGCCCGCATTTCCTTTTTCCCTTCTAGGAAAATAGTACCCGACGAGTTCGGCTTCTTGGTTGGACCGGTTAGGTCCGCCTTCAGTTGCCGGTCCAGCGGGATGGACGCTGTCTTGAGCCAGTCCCGCATCGCACCCCAGATCTCGGCGCGCTTGTTGCCCCACATGATGGAGTTCTTGGCCTTCCAGCCAAAGTTGACCCCTCTTACCTTGTACCGCTGTTCGTTCAACCGGTCAAGGATGCCGTACCCAAGCCCACCTTCGTCGATGACCGTCAGCGTTGGCTTAAACTCCTCGATAGCGTCGATCACCCGCCCCACAATCATCATAGTGTCCTCACCAGAGTACCGTTTGATGGCGACGATGTCGCGTCCCTGCCGCACCACGATGACGGTCGAGTCCGCCCCGCCGCGCGCCGGGTCGATGCCCATGACGATGGGCGCGGTCATGTCCTTGTACCGTTCCCGCTTCATGGCGTCGTCCACCAGCAGCGGCCAGATGAACTGATCGTCGCCCACGGACGGAAACTCGCCGTACACTTCAACCTTGGCTTCACCGCTGTCTTCGCCATATTCCGCGATGATCTGGTCGTACACCTGCTTGTCGGTGTCCTCCACCGTCCGCGCGTCTACCGACGTAGTGTTCCAGAACGCCCGCTTGGCGTGGAACGTTTCGAAGAAATACCCTTGGTTGCGCCTGGGGTTGCTGAACGCAAACCAGTAGCGATCCAGCACGTTTTCGGTAAAGAACCCCGCCCCCACCGCCCAGATCGGGTCCGGTATGCCGCTCGCCTCGTCGAAGATCAGCAGCATCCCGTCGTGGTTGTGAACGCCCGCGTAGCTGTCTGGATTCTCTTCAGACCACAGCTTGCCTTCCGCCGCCCAGTAGCGCGTTCCCTTCTTCAGGTCGCGCTCGACCAGTTCGCACAGCCACTTGGCGGGCATCAGCTTGGTCGCGCTGATCTCCCACCAGTGTGAGTTGATGATCATGGCCGTCCACTTGGTCAACTCGCCCCAAGTCACGGATCTGAGCTGCGCCTCCGAGTTGGCCGAGATGATGCTGGTCGATCCAATGCGCGTCGATAGCATCCACAGGATCAGCCAACTGACCAGCGCCGACTTGCCGATGCCGCGTCCTGACGCCACTGCCTTACGCAGCGTGTCCATCTGCACCTGGCCTTTGTTGGCCTTGATGTGGTCGGAGATCTCCCGCAACACCTTGCGCTGCCAAGTGCGCGGTCCCTTAAACTTGTGCAGGGGCGTGTTGGGCTTGCCCCACGGAAACGCAAACAGCACAAACTTTTCTGGGTCGTCCGCTATGCCAGGCGACCACAACTGCGACATCAGCAGTTGCTCTTCGTTGGACTTATAGATCGGCAGTTGCGCCATACATCAGTTCCCGGTTGATTGGCTCAGCAGGGTCATGTTCGATCAAGCGCGACTGAGCGTCCGCCAGCGCCTGAGTAATGCTGATCTTCTGGTAAACGTCAATGGTGATCTCTTGCTTGGCCGTCCAACCATGCGTGTGCTGCAAGATCGCCAACGCTGCTTTGGCGTCGCCCGCTCGCGCCGCCTCGTGCAGTTGCGCCGAAATTTCCATTTCGCCGTCCGCGCGTCCTTTTTGTTCCGCCATTTCTGCCAATGGGTCAAATTGGCACAATTGGCGGTACTCAACCGGTTGCATACCCGCAGCCAACGCCAGCGTGTCGCCTTTCAAACCGTGACGCGCAGCGTGATAGATTGCGTCCAATCGCGCCTCAGTCGCTTGAAGTTTGCGCGGTTCGTGGGGAAGCGTGTGCCAGGTCATGTAAAGCATTCTACACCATGAATTTGGTAAAAAAAATAAAATTTTTTGCGGACCCTCCGTAACCATGACCGGGCGGGCCAAGGCCCTACCCCCCGGCCTCTAACAGAAACAAAGCAATAAGGCACGGGGCAGGGGGCGTTAGGCGTTTTAGGCTAGTTGCTACCTAGTCGCCAGCTGCGCGCAGCGTGCAGGACGTTAGGCGTTTTAGGCTAGTGATTGCCAATAGCCCAAGACGCCTATTACGCCTATGCCACGCGCCCTGGTGGCATAGTGCGCCGTAGGCGTGGCGATGGCGTTTAGGCACTTTAGGCGTTTTGCCACGTCTAATGTAGTCGCACTCTGCGCGCACCATACGCGCCCCCATTCTATACTACATTCTATATATGTATAATTATGAATATTTTTCCCATAAAAACAGATGATAGCCTAAAACGCCAAACACCCCGGAATCCTCGGCAATCGCCGCGCCAAAGCACGCGACCAGGCCACGCCAATATTTTTGCCAATTCTGCATCAAAATGCTTTACAGACTGATTTGGACGTGCGAAAGTGTTTTTGTTGAAACGGCGCAGAGACGCCAACACGGAGAACGGACATGCAGTACTCAGGTTCTATCTATTTTCTAGGCCAGTTTCGCCCCGCGTATTTTTCCGCCACAAGCCTAAAAGACTTGCGCGCTAAAATGCATGTCGCCATTCAGGACATGCCCCGCAGCGAATGGGAATGGTTCGCATGGCGCATTGATAACGTCACTAAAGAGCTTCGCAAGCCTAGCTGTATGGGCGCAAGCGCCGAACATGGCGCGCGGGGCGTCAGCGTCGCCAAGCGCCCTCATGACCCTTGGTTGGCAAATGTCGTCGCGCGCCTGCCCGCGCATGAGACTTTGCTCTATCCCGCATAAGGTCGAAACGGGCGCAAGCCCGTCACGGCGTAACGCGCCGTCTGACGAGACCAAAAAAAGGAACTGGACACATGAGCACCTTCAAAGTTTACCCGCGCAAGATTTACGTTTGGCACAAGTGCACGCCCAAGACTGCGCCTCATCTCGTCTGGGCGTTTGCATGGAACACAAACGCCTATCGCACTTGCAAGGATGCCGTTGCCGCGGCGCAGGCGCAGTACCCCGGCGAAACCTTCAAAGCATCCTTCACTTGGTAATGGGAGCGTGACAATGGGCAACGGTATCACAATCCTCACCACATCAGACGGTCAAATGCTGATGGTCGAGCCCGTCATCAACCCTGCGCTCGATAGGCGCGCGTTTCGCCATGTTGGCAACGCCTATGAATGGGCGCACTTGTCGGACGTTGAGGCTAACGGCGCGCGCGCACGCTTTTACGGCTGGGCGTCCAAGGAACTGCCTGAGAGCATGACTTGGGCCTAACAGGTCGAAACCGGCGCAAGCCGGTCTGACGGTAGCGCCGTCACTGACGAGACCAAAAAAGGGACTGGACACATGACGAACTATAACGGCTGGACGAACTACGCCACATGGCGCATCAATCTCGAAATCTTCGACGGCATCGACCCGTCCGAAATGGGCTGGCATAAGCTTGACAAATGGGATCTCGCCGACGCGCTGCGCGAACAAGCAAAGGATATTATCGAAATGGACGTGCGCGAAGGCTTGGCGCTCGACTACGCGCGCGCGTTCCTCGCTGACGTCAACTAGCACGAGATTACCGACGCCATGCGCGACGCCTTCGCCGACGACTTCGCAACCGACGACGTGGAGGCTTGATCATGACGCACAACCCGACCCCCGGCGAACTTGCCTATATTGAAGACGTCCGCCGTCGCCCGACATATGACAAGGGCGCGCCCCGCCCCACTTGGGCGCAGCTTGACACCCACGCCAAATGGTCATGGGAGCGCAAACCCACCCCTAGAGGCTGGGATGTCGCCTATACGGACGTGTCAACCGTGACGGAATACGGTCTGACCCAAAAGCTTTCCAACGCCGCCCGCGTCTTCTAATGCGCGTGACACCCATCCGCCCTATCGCCTCAACGGCGCGCTACCAAGCGCGCCGTCTCCCAACCCTACCGCAACGGAACCTGCCCAATGATCGCCATCATCGAAGCAATCCTGACCATCACCGGCCTAGCAATCGCAGGGGCGATGATCGCCCTGGCCTTCATATAGACATTGAGGTGTGACCATGACAAAGCCCTACGCCGTCGCCGATATTATCGACGACCTGTTTTTGACCCCGCGATTGCATATCGTTGTCAAGATCGACGGCGACGCCGCATGGGTATCTATCGTCCACCGCGACGGCGACCATTGCGGCCTAATGCAGCGCGTCCGCACCGCCGACCTCCGCAACGTCCGCATAATGGACCTGTTAGCTTGAAAGGATGCCTGACTATGGCTAAACGCAAATCCTACATCGACCGCGACGCAGCGGAAAATCAGAAACCCTATCCCACGCTCGCCGGGCTCGACCGTTACCGGCGCAACCCCGACGTTGATCGCCACGCCTACGGCCAGGCCGTCTTGAGCGCCATCCGCGCCCTGCAAGCGCGCGAGCTGGCGCGCGAGCTGCCCTCGCACCCGTGCCCCTGCGCGTCCGGCGTATGGGCGAGCGACGGCCACGAGATCCTGCGCGCCGTGCGCGCTCAGAACCGGAGGGCGTGATGCGCGTCCTGATCGCCTGCGAATTTAGCGCGACCGTTCGCGACGCCTTCCGGGCGCGCGGCCACGACGCTTGGTCATGCGACCTGCTACCATGCGAGGGCGACCCCGCGTGGCACTATCAAGGCGACGCGCTCGCCGCCGCCAACGGCTCGCAATGGGATATGATGGTGGCGCACCCGCCATGTACCTACCTGGCAAGCATGGGCATATGGTGGAACGCCAAACGGCCCGAACGATGGCCGCTGACGTTTGAAGCTTTGGCGTTCGCCGACGCGCTCGCAAGCGCGCCCATCGCGCGTATCGCCGTTGAGAACCCTATAGGCTATCTTAACAAACATTGGGAGCGATTCCCCAATGGTCCAAATCAAATCATTAACCCGTGGCAATTCGGGCATGAAGCAAACAAACCGACGTGTTTATGGCTCAAAAACTTGCCCAAGCTTGTGCCGACCAAATTAGTCGGCAAAGGCGAGTTTTACACCAAAGCCAACGGCGCGCGCATGTCCAAATGGTCTCACGTCACCTCTGGAACCAACAAGGAAAAGCGCGCTAAAATCGCCAGCAAAACATTCCAAGGCATTGCCGACGCGATGGCCGATCAATGGGGGAGCCTATGATCACGACGACCGTACACGACGACCGCACCCGCACCGTGAGCTATTACGGGCGCTTGTTGGGGCACTACGGCCCCGTGCGCTACAAGCGCACCGGCTTACGCGCCTGGCGTTGCGTCAGCGTCCTGGGCGCGCTGGGCTACGTCCGCAATGAAGCCGACGCGCGCGCTTGGCTCATGGAGATGGTCCCATGATCGACTACGCCCGCGCGCTCGTGCAACACTACAAGGACGTGCGCGCCAGGCTGGACGGGCGCGCGCCGTCCCGCCCGGCCCTCGCTGCGCCGCCTGCACCGCCCGCGCCGCCAGAACCGGAGCCATCCGCTCCGCCCCCACCTCCCGACCCGCTGCCGGGCGTCACATGCTCGCCTGACACCAAGCGCGCCATCTTGGCGATACTGGACCGGCGCGGTATGACATGGGCGCAAGCCAACACCCGCAGCAACGCGCACGCCAACGCCAACGCCCGCGCTGAGATCTACGTGCTACTGCGCGAGCGCGGATGGTCCTACCCTCGCATTGGCGCGCTCATGGGTGGGCGCGACCACACCACCATCATCACCAGCGTCCAACGCTACCACGCAAGAAAGGGAACCGCATGAACATCAACCAGATCCTATCCGACCGCGAGCAGACCCACGGGCTGTTTCGTGAGGTGGCGGACTACTCGCAAACTATCAAACGATTGATGCGCTCCTCGCGTAATTGGGACCGATTGGACGTGACGCAGGCGCAGGCGCTCGAAGTTGTCGCCGACAAGGTGGCGCGCATCCTGTGCGGCGACCCTAGCTTTGTGGACCACTGGCAGGACGGCGCGGGCTACTTCGAACTGGCCGCGCGCGAGCTAACGGAGCCCCAGTCATGATGCTGCAACTGAACCCGACTATGCCGCTTACCACGCCGCTAGGGCGGGCGCTGGCGCACTTCCTGATAGACAACGGCGACGAGCATCACCTATTATGGGTCTGCATTCAAGACGACACTGGCGAAATATGGGTCTGGCCTAACACACAAGTGCGCGGACGCAACAATCCGACGATGGGGAGAACGATAGATGACTGAGTGGCAGCCGATCGATACCGCAGATGTCGAGATTACTTTCTTGTTGTGGGAGCCGCTATGGTGGAAGAAAGAACCTAACGGTGGCCTCATCGTGATCGGGTATTACGACACCGACTTCCAAGAGTGGCGCGATCACAACGGTTATGAACTGAACCCCACCCACTGGATGCCAATGCCTGCGCCGCCTAAGAAGGGGGATGAGTGATGACTGATGATCTTGTGAAGCGGTTGCGCGAATGGGACTGCGGCGAAAGCACATGGGGGTTGCTTGAAGATGCCGCAGACCGCATCGAAAAGCTGGAGGCGGCGCTGCGGGAGGTGCTTAGCCTCGGCGATTGGGGGGCTAATATATTAGCCCGAACGGTCATTCTGGAGGCGTTAGAGGCAAAGGATTAGCTCTTCCCGCCGTCCAGAAGCTTGATGTCTGCCGTTGATGTCGCCTTAATCGACTGGCAGACTTTTCGCATCATCGTGTAGGTAAGATCCCGCGCGGTCTCATCCGCGCAAGTCTCCGCAAACCTGGCAAGGTGGACGAAGGCATAAGCGCGCTGGGAGACGGGGTCGTCGAAGATTGGCACCTCGTCGTCCACCAGTTCCACAATGTCGTCGTCATCATCACGCATTGCCGGTGTCCTTCTCAGGTGTAAACCAGTTGTTGTCATCTATGGGCTGCGAATGTGTCCGCATGTAGTGAATGCTGGGCTCGCGATGATACGAACGGAGCCTATCGCGCTCAAGATCCCGCACACGTTCATGCAATTGCATTACCTTGAGATTCAAGGCAATTAACTCGCGAGCCATTTCGTTTTCTGTGTCCATAGGGCCATATTTGATCCGAAACGCGTTGCAAAGATCCGCCGCGAACATGTACATGTCGTCAAGTCTCATGCGTACAATTCCCGCAATTCGCGCATACTGATAAACCTGTGGGACGTTATGTGACCTGACTTTATGGACAATTCATAAATGCCGTATGACCATCCGCTGGTGGCCGTGCCAGCGTACTTGGCGACGTAGCCGTCAGGCATGGCGCTTCCCAGGTTCAAGACTTCGATGCTGTTGTTGATGCCGATTTTCGGTGCTTTACGAAAGGCAGAACGATGCGTGTGACCATAAACAACGCCGTGCGTAGCATGGTTAGCTATTGCGTTTTCGCTGTTCTGGCCGCCGTAGGGCTTGCCCATTATATTTTTGGGAACGTGCGTAAACCCAACACCGTCGATGAATAGCCACTGCCCATATGTGTGCAGGCGCCAGCGGTAACGAGCGCAAAGCTCTTCAAATTGTATGTACAAAGTCCCAACGGTCTCGGCGTTTTTGTTCTCAAAACGCGCGATCCGGTCCTCGTGATTTCCCGCTGTCAGTTCCATAGGGATCGTCAAGTCTTTGATTTCCTTGAAGAACAAGGACATTGCTTCTTCGCAGCTTTCGAGATCCGTCTTGAAGGACGGCCTCATTGAGTGTGACACGCTGCCAAGCGCATCGTGCGTCGAAACCGAATCCCACGACGCAAAGTCGCCGATCTGGACTATCCGATGGGGGATGACCTTGGCGCAATGGCGACCGATCCACTTGAACCGATCCTTGTCCATGCCTGGTTGGTCGTGCGTATCGCCTATCGCTACGACTCTGGTTTCGTCCTCGCGGCCCGCCACATATCTCGGTTTGATGGTTGAGATCAAAGACAGTTTCTGCTTTAATTTATCAACTTCGTTTTCAAGATCCTTTACAAGAAAAATAGTTTCCGACACCTTGATGTCCCTGCCGTCCTTTACTTTGTCTCTCAGGGTGCGCTCTGGTATCCCGAGAAAATCGGCTGTGCGACGGATTGATCCGTGATGGTCATAAAGTTCTTCGACCTGTTTGGCTGTCAGATACATGGACAAACCCTCAGAAGATGATTCGAAATAACACAGAAACATGACTGATAAAAGTAATCCACATTTTCCTTTATATGCTAGATAATGCTTTACACCATCGTGCTGACGTGCGATGGTTCGTCGTCAACCTAGGGGAGCCTGACATGTTCAAGATCGGTATCAACGAACACGATGCAGTAGCGTATGTAAAAATCCAGATCGCTGGCAAGGCGATCCACGAGGCGGCGCTGCTGGCATACTATTGCGACGGGCGCCGCAAGACGCAGTTCCATGAAGAGATGGAACGCGAGATTGACGAGCTGCTGACTTTGCTGGGCGTTGACGACAACCTTAGCACCAACGCGGTTGACGCCTTGGTCGAAACGCTGGAGTATCGGATTGAAAACCTTCGCGCTGGTCTGCGCGCCATCGAGCGCCTGCCACCCCGCGAACGGGACGCAGCGTGGACGGAAGCGACCAACACGCTGCGCGAAGATGATGAATTTGCGGCCCATGCCGCTAAACCTATCCGGTGACAAGCCGGATCGTTGGGGCATCCGCCCCGGCGCATCAGACCGGTTGTCTGATGGTCTAGTCTCTGTGTGTCGAACGCAACTTGCCCCCGGCGCGAAAGCACCGGGGGTCTTTCGTTAGCCTGTGCGACCGGGGAAGTCGATCACTTTGTTGTCGGCGCTGGCAGGCTCCAGCAAGTTCCGCAGATAGCTCTTGGTCTGCGACCGTGCCAGATCAGGTGCAGCGTAGACGTGGCGCTTGCTGGAATGCTCAGACGAACCAATGCGCCCCATGTCCACCCACCCGGCTTCCTTAAGCGCGTGGAGCAGCGCCGCCTGCGGAATCTTGACGCCGCCAGGCGCGTTGATCGTCAAGAACTGGCACAACTTGAAGAACGGCGCAGCGACGACACCCTTCGAGAACTCGCCGGTTCTGGCGCGGATCTGATCGAGGATAAACGACTCCGCGATGGACATGCCCGACTCGATCAGATTCTCCTTGAACTCGGTCCACATGGGCGGCGCAGAAGGATTGAACTTGGACACGTCGCGGTCAGCGAGCCACCGGGCAATCGTCTCGAAACCGCCCGCACGGTACCAGCGCCACATGTCTTGCGCTGCGCTGGCGTCCATGCGCCCGGCGGCGGACCAGACACAAAACCAACGGCGGTCCTGCGACGAGATTGAGATCGGGACGGGGTCGTTTGTAAACGCCAGCACCATCATGCGGTTTACCATGTCGTAGGGATGCAGACCCTTGCGGTTGATCGGCAGCGTCTCAGGCGGGGCGGCGATGATGGGCTTGAGCTTGTTGGCGAGCGCCCGGCGCTGCGACGCCTCTGGCTCCTTCAACTCGTTCAAGATCAGGATTTCGCTCTCCAACGCGTAGCCCCACTGCGAGGTGAGCCCGTCGTTGTCCACCAGACCCCGGTTTTTGAGACCTGGGCCACACACCGCCCAGATAAAGGGAGCCCACATGGTGTCCTTGCCGGACCCCTCGTCGCCGCCATGCAGCACCGCGTGGTTGATCTTGACGCGCGGGTTCTGGAGCTTGTAAGCCATCACATCGAGGCAGTGGTTCAACTCGGCCTCCTCTGGCACCAGCACCCGGCAGTGGTCGAGCCAACGCGACACGTCGCCAGCAACCACGCCGGTCAGATCAGGACGCGCGTCACGCCAGCGGTTGCCGTACACGTCGCCGTCGCGCGAGACGAGGACGCCGTCACCGGCAGCGTAGGTGATGCCGCGCAACAGCCTAGCGTTGGCAGCAGCGCGGTTCTCGTCGTAACAGATTGACGCTTCGATCCGGCGGGCGCTTTTGCCGCTCATATGGATCGACTTGCAGTTGACGTGGCGAAAGATGGCGTTGAACGATCCCCGGCTTAACTCGGTGCGGGCGTCCATGTCAAAATAGGCGTCGTCTTCGATGACGTAAGCAAACCGTTCGTACCAGCTTGCCTTATCGACGCGCCCGACCTCCTTGCGCTCTACCTCGGCGATGATGCGCGCAGCCTCGTCAGGGAACGCCTCTGTGGGCGACAACTTGGACAGCGTGGATTGCATATGCTGCGCCAGCAACTCGTCGCGCAGGCCAGGCGAGACGCGTGGGCCGCCGTTGTCATGCACCCACGTCAGGAACGCTTGCGTATTGAAGCCCTCGCAGTGACCATGATAGCAACAGAACGAGCGATCCAGAGGCTTGTAGCGAGCTCCGATCTGGCCGTCTGAATGCTGGGCGTGGTTTGGGCACACGATGCCCATCCAGCCCTCACCATTGACGTGCGACATCACTAGGCCGTTATCATTCAGCCATTCCAGCACGGTGTCCATGCCGGTGTCGCGCAGCTTGAAATTCAGATTGCGCGCGGTGTCCGCCTCCGCTGGCGTCACCTCCAGCGCCTCGCAAATCTGCGGTAGCGTATACTCGCGATCAGGATGGAACTCGATCAGACGCGCGCGGAAGGCGGCGCGCCCCGGCTTCAGATTGACTGATCCAGGAATGCGGAAATTACGTACAGGGTTGGTTGCGCCGGGATCGGTGTAGCCCGCGACGGCGATGGCAGTGATGGCGGCGCTGAACTCACTCTTGGACGGCTGGTCGCTAAATCCGTAGCCCCACTGGAATGACCCCTCGCTGGTCTCCATGATCCATGTCGGCGGCAGGGGCGGGATCTTGGACTTGGTGCCAATGTCATCCAGCATCATGGCAAGGACGTAATCGCAGTTGGCGGCGCTGGCGCTGGGTTTGCCGTCCAAGAACCGCGCAATCATGAATGAACCGGTGTTGAGATACCACGCCTCGTCAGCCTTGCGGGGCTTGGTGGGCATGTACGCGGGCCAAGTGTACTTCAATGAGCCATCCAGAAATGTCTGTTGCTCGTTGCCCCGCATGACCGGCTTCTGACGCACCAGCAGCGCCGTCTCACCCTCTGGCGCGAGCCCCACGATGTAGTCGATAAATTGTTGCTCTTGCATGTCCTACCCCTTCCCGTAGCGTGTCATCGTATGCGTCTCAATCCCCAGCGGCAGACCGGCGGCCCATGCAGGCGGCGTACACATGACGCGCTGCATTGCCTGTTCGGCGGCTTCAGGATCTGTCGTCTCCAGCACGATTTCGTCGTGGACGTGCAGCACGGGTTCAAACCCCTCTGCATCAAGCGAACGAAGAGCATAGCGCAGGATGTCGTTGGCTGTCGCCTGCGTAACATTCTCGCAGGCCAGACCGCGCCACAAACGCGCTCTGGGCCATTCCTTGGCGTCTGCGGCGGGCTTCCATGCCGCCTTGGCGTAGGTGACGCCTTCTTCTTCCAGCTTGGCGTATGGGTAGCACAGGATGCGCCCAGACGGCAGAGCGTACCAAAGATGGACGCCGTCAAACATGTACGTGATACGCCCGGCGGTGAACTCTTTACCCTTGTGACGCATGGCGGCGGTGTAGGACCGCTCCAAGCCTTCCCAGAACGGCATCGCCCACGGATTGGCGCGACGCCATCCGTCCACCATGCGCTTGGCTTCAGGTTCAGGCAACAACAAACCGTAGA